AAGGCGGGCATGGGCCACGGGGGGGTTACACGTTATATATATACCACCAATGACAGCGGGGGGATTTTTAAGGGCTGTAAAGTACTTTCTAGCGTCTAAACCAAAGTTATAGGTACTATAATACCCCATATAAACCAAAGTTTATGCCTCTTTTAGGGGGTTCCAATGTAAAATCCTGTGTTATGGCTCTTTTGAGGCTAGTGTAGGGCTTCTTCAGGAGTTCATTTTAGTGGCTTTAGGTAGGGTACCCTAGGAGAGAGGTGACTTCGCACTGTAGGGTGCCTCTGAGAGCCTCTACGGGGCATTGTAGATGTAATGGTAGGTGGTATGTAAGCCAAGTATTTGAGGTTCTGGGTTAGAAAGCTATCAAAGAGGTAATATTTTTTCATAAAAGTTAAAATAAAGACTTGACTTTAAACGCGAGGCGGATATAATTGTATATAACATAAGTATATACACTAGTACTTACACAGGTACTAACTCGCGGTATATATCATTAGTACATTAGTATCTTACCTGTGTACTTACTAGTGTTATACTTAAGAATAACTATTATCTATCTATTATAATAACTAAAATATACTTAAGTTATACTCAAGTATATACATTAGTATTCTTATATAGGTAAGGATTTTTAGATTTCAAGGTATGAAGTAATATTTTTCTTTCATAAATTTATCTTTCATCCAAGACTTAAGTGTTGACAACAGAAAGTACATGAGTATAACTATGGCCAAATATTACGAAGCAGAAGATGTTATAGAACAATTTTACAAAGCTTTAGCTTCAGAAGATGAAGGAAGACTTCGTAGAGTTCATATCCCTCGTTCTGACGTATTCTACGTACGTGCCGCTATAGAAGCCAAAACTGGAGTCAGATATACCTTAAGCCACGTAGAGCAAGCTATGTATCTTGAAGGTATGCTAGATGAAAAGGATATTTTTAATTGAGCTTTCAATTCTCAAGAAGAAGCCTTAGGAATCTTGATGGTGTTCATCATGACCTCGTAGCGGTAGCTAATGAGGCTCTTAGCATTTCCGGTAAAGATTTTGTAGTTATTGATGGTCTTAGAACTATTCAAGAACAAAGATTGTTGGTGAAAAAAGGTAAGTCGCAGAACCTTAAGTCTCGTCATTTGACAGGACATGCGATTGATATCGTACCGTACCCAATCAGCTGGGACTTCGATGACTTCTACCCTCTTGGTAATGCTTTTATTCAAGCTTGCCAAAACCTAAATGTACCTCTTCGTTGGGGAGGTAACTGGCGGGTACATGACCTACGAAAGTGGAGAAGGAGTGCAGAAGAACTGGTACAAAACTACAAAGGCACTTTCTATGATCTTCCTCACTTTGAGCTTCCTTCAGGGTACTACTCATGAATGACCAATGGCATCTTTCTAAAAGTGTACCTATTTCTTTCATCCTAGCAATTGTAGCTCAGACTGTTGCTTTGATTTGGTTTGTTGCAACTCTTCGTAATGATGTAGATAACAATGCCAGTCAACTGATCAGACACGAGACTCGTATTGAAACTGTTGAGGCTACTATTCAAAGTCAGGCTGTGATGTTGGCTAGAATTGATGAGAATCTAAAAGCTATTAGGGAAGCCATTGAACGTGCAGAAAGAAACCCTCACCCAAACTAAGACCTACAAAAGAGAGCTAGCTGTAGCACTTCTTGTTTGGTTTGGTTATCTTGTAGAGACTAAGGATATAAACATTGTTGAAGTTCTTGTCTGGCCTGTCTTTACGTACTCTGCTCTTGCTTTTGGTATTGATTGGTGGGGTAAGTCTAACGGGATGCAGCGGAACTCAGGCCCTCAGTCTTCTCACAGGGGGCGGCCCGAACGTAGCAGCGAATACTCAAGTGGGGAAGAACAACTTACAGACCATTGGCACATCGACCGTTAGTGGTGACCAAAAAATAGTAAGACCTCAGGCTAGAGACATCAGACAGTCTCAGGATAGCAACAAGGTACAAGCTGATAGGGTAGAGACTGTAGTTGTTAATGAAGTGCCGCCTTGGGTTATCTTACTAGCTCTCTTAGGTTGGTTGCTCCCTACACCAAGAGACATGGTACTAGGTTTTATGAACATTTTTAGGAAGAAGAAATAATGCCTTCGAGCAAGAATTATCGCAGAGACTACAAACAAGAATACGCTACCGCTAAAAAGCGTAAGGAAGTTGCTGCTGGTTCTAACGGTGACAATGCCAAACGCAAGGCAGCTAGACGAAAGCTACAGGCTTCTGGTGTCAATGTTAAAGGTAAAGATGTAGCTCACAGAGACAACAACCCAAAGAATAACTCTCGCAAGAACTTAGCAGTACAACCTAAAAAAACTAACAGATCATTCCCCAGAAATAAGAAAGCAGGCAAAAAATGATGAAAATTGGACTTATGGTAGGGGAAGCTCCTGAAGTAGACCCCAAGAATAAAAAACGTGCTGAACAGTATTGGATGTACGGCTCTAGTCCTGCAGAGCTTGCCAAGGCTTGGGGTATTGACAAAGAGTGGGCAGAGCTAAAAAAGTGCACCAATTGTGAGTACTTTGACAACCGTAAGTCCACACTTAAAGCTGTTGATGCAGATGCTACTCAAGGTGCTTGCATGAAATTTAACTTTGTCTGTAGTGGAGACGCTTCTTGTCAGGCTTGGGATTGTGTTTCTGAAAAGTGGGAAGACGACTGATGCCAATGAGCAAGGAAGGAAAGAAAATGATGAACTCCATGAAAAAGACCTACGGGAAGAAAAAAGCTAAAAAAGTTTTTAATGCTATGGAAAACCAAGGCCGTGTTCCCGGTATGGCTATGGGTGGTATGACTAAAAAACCTATGGGTTATGGTGAAGGTGGTCTTGTTAAAGCTACAGGAAAAATGAATACTGGCATTAAAGGTTGTGGAGATGCCTGAAAAGAAAAAAGATTCTAGGCTTGCAAGAGCGGGTGTTTCAGGTTACAATAAGCCCAAGCGTACTCCTGATCATCCTAAGAAGTCTCACGTAGTTGTTGCCAAGGAAGGTGACAAAGTTAAAACCATTCGTTTTGGTGAGCAAGGTGCTTCTACTGCAGGTAAGCCCAAGGCGGGTGAATCTGAACGTATGAAAAAGAAACGCGCTAGTTTTAAAGCTCGTCACTCTAAGAATATTAAAAAAGGCAAAATGTCTGCGGCCTATTGGGCTGATAAAGTCAAATGGTGAGGAAAAACAATGGCTGATAGATATAAAGAAGGTAGGGATTACGAACTAGTCCCAATGAAAGACAAAGACGGCAATATCGTTAAAGATGGCAGAGGTGGGTCTGTTAAGACTCGCAGGTTTTTTACTAAGGCTAAAAAAGAGGCTATGAAGGCTAAAGACAAGCCTAAGAGTAAACCTAAAGCTAAGGCTAAACCTAAGCCCTCTGCACCTAGGTCGTCTGCGCTTGAGTCTTCTCCTCGTCCTAAGCAGCGCCAGACTGGTCGTGGAGAGCCTAACTACGGAGAAGCTGCAGATACACCTACCATTACTCCTATGGGTGGCCCTCGTCGTGGTAGAAAACCTGCCAGCGCATCAGACGAAGATTCTTTTTCTTCTCGGGTTGATTCTGCTAGAAAAGAGACTCAAAGGCTTCTAAAAGAAACCGCACCTATTGATCGTGGTATATCTTATGAAGAGTGGGAAGCTATGACTAGGGCCGAACGTAGGGCTGCTGGCTTGCCTCTTACTAAAGTAGGTTGGCAAAACCAAAGACAAACATATAGAAGCTCTGAACCCGCTGTTAGTACTGGTAGCCGGGGACGCGCTGCTCGTAGGGGTTCCACTGGTATGGCTAAAGGTGGTATGGTAAAAAAGGGAACCAGAGACTATAAAAAATCTGGTATGTTTTATAAATCAGGTTCTCCTAGAGGGTACAAGTGAAGAACTTCAGGGAAAAATCGGTAATTATTGCTTGCACAACAGATGCACAGAGGGAGACCCTTTACGAGTGTCCTGCTAATTGCCGTGCCCGTGTTCCTCTGGTGTTTATTACCAATGTTAACGGTACTGTTTCTATTGCCTTTGAGTGGTATCGTGCAGAAGACACAACTCACTACTACATCATTAGCGGTAAAAACCTAAGCACTGGAGAGTTTATCCAACTTTCTGATAGTTATATTGTACTAGAACCCGGAGATAAACTTGAAGTCACTCCTACAGGCTCTACTCCACAGGTAGATGCCCTTTGTACTGTTGAAGAAATCTTTATTCCAGTAGGAGGTGCTTAATGAGTAGAGTCAACGAGTCAGGTAACTACACTAAACCTACAATGAGAAAAAGACTTTTTGAAAAAATCAAGTCTGGTTCAGAAGGTGGTAAACCGGGACAATGGTCAGCTAGAAAAGCTCAGATGCTTGCTCGTGAGTACAAAGCTGCAGGTGGAGGTTATAAAAATGGCACTAGAAAAGCCACAAAAAAGTCTTAAAAAGTGGACTAAAGAAGAGTGGGGAACTCGATCAGGTAAACCCTCTACTCAAGGTAAAAAAGCTACAGGAGAACGGTATCTACCTAAAAAAGCTAGGGCTGCTTTGACCAAAGAAGAGTACGCTAAGACGTCTGCAAAGAAACGAAAAGATACTAAAGCAGGTAAACAATTCTCTAAGCAACCAAAAACAATTGCAAAGAAAACTGCAAAGTATAGGAAATAAAATGGCTAAGACAGAAAAACAACAGGCATTTCTAGATGCACTCTTTAACGAGGCTCGTGGTGATCTGTACCAAGCCAAAAAGATTGCCGGTTACGCTTCTACAACTCCTATGAGCTCAATTATTGGGCCTATCGCAGATGAAGTAACTGAGATTACCCGTAGACATATCGCAACATACGGGGCTAAAGCAATGTTTTCTATTGCAGATGTGATGGAACGTCCAACTGATCTTGGTAACAAAGAAAAGCTTGCAGCTGCTAAAGACTTTCTTGATCGTTCTGGCCTAAAAGGTGCAGATAAAGTAGAAGTTAAGGCAGAGACACCTTTATTTATTTTACCTTCAAAAGAAGAAAATGAGTAATAAGCACTTGAAAATACCTGCCCCTTCGTGTTATAATGAGGAATATGAATACTTTCCACTTGTTCGTGTAGGTAGGATTATTCCTTTTGGGTATGAACAAGACCCTGATGATCCTGACATTCTTCTTCCAATTGTAGAGGACTTAGAGCTTCTAGAACAAGCAAAAGAACACCTAAAGCAATACAGCCTAAGAGATGTTTCTGCTTGGTTATCTGAAAATGCCTCAAGAAGTATTTCCCACATGGGGTTAAAGAATAGGATTGAAATTGAGCAAAGAAAATATAGAGAAGGCATTATCCAACGCCAGCTCATTGAGCAGCTTAAGAAAGCGATCCACAAAGCAGAAAAAATTGAAAAGAGCTACCTCGGCAAACGCAGAAAAATCTCCAGCGAAAGCCAAGACGCCTGATATCAACGTAGAAGTTGCACAAGAAAAACTACAGGAAGTTGCAGAACAACGTAAGATCATCTTCCAACCTAACCCCGGACCTCAAACAAATTTTCTTGCTGCGAGTGAACAAGAAGTTCTTTATGGTGGTTCTGCTGGTGGGGGTAAATCTTATGCAATGGTTGCAGACCCAATTCGTTATGTTAACTCTGCAGGCTCACGTAAGCTTCTTCTTCGACGCACTACAGAAGAACTCAGAGAACTTATTGGCGTATCTAAGATGCTGTACCCTGAAGCAGTTCCGGGGGCTAAATTTCTAGAACGAGACAAGACTTGGGTATTTCCTTCTGGTGCTACTCTCTGGATGTCCTACCTTGATAGGGATGATGACGTTACACGTTACCAAGGTCAAGCATATAACTGGATTGGTTTTGACGAACTTACTCAATGGGCCAGTCCTTACGCTTGGAACTATATGCGCTCTCGTCTACGTAGTGCTGACAGAAATTTGCCTTTGTACATGAGAGCTACAACTAACCCCGGTGGTTCAGGTCATCAATGGGTTAAGAAAATGTTTATTGATCCTTCTGTTCCCGGTAAATCTTTCTGGGCAACTGACGAATTTGGTGAAACAATTACTTGGCCTAAAGGACACTCTCGTGAGGGCCAACCTTTGTTTAAGCGTAGGTTTATTCCTGCAACTTTGTTTGACAATCCTTATCTTGCTGATGATGGTATGTATGAAGCAAACCTTCTTTCATTACCAGAGCATCAACGCAGACAACTTCTTGAGGGCGACTGGGACATTAACGAAGGGGCTGCTTTCCCAGAGTTTAATCGTAAAGTTCATGTAATTGATCCTTTTGATATTCCCTCTAGCTGGCCTCGTTTTAGAGCTTGTGACTACGGATACGGTTCTTACTCTGGGGTTCTTTGGTTTACTATTGCCCCTGATGATCAAGTAATTGTTTACCGAGAGCTCTATGTTTCTAAGGTGCTTGCTACAGACTTAGCAGATATGGTTCTTGAGGCAGAAGCCGAAGAAAAAATTAGATACGGGGTTCTTGACTCTTCTTTGTGGCATAGACGAGGAGATACAGGACCAAGCCTTGCAGAAACAATGATCCGTAAGGGTTGCCGTTGGAAACCTTCTGACCGTTCTTCTGGCTCTCGGGTGGCAGGTAAAAACGAAATACACAGAAGATTGCAAGTTGACGAGTTTACTGAAGAACCTAGAATGGTTATTTTTAATACTTGTAAGGCTTTGATAGAACAATTACCATCTCTTCCTTTGGACAAGAACAATCCAGAAGATGTAGATACTAAATCTGAAGATCACCTGTACGACGCTCTTAGATATGGTTTGATGTCTAGACCCAAAACAGGGCTTTTTGATTACGATAACTGGGCAGGTAAAAAACAATACCAACCTGCTGACGGAACTTTTGGTTACTGAGGAAACACATGGAAGAAGAACTCACATTTGACTCTGAAGATATGGCTTCGATTGAAGACACTTCTGGAGAAATGCCTACAGATAAACCAGCAGGCCGTATTGTTGGTTATGTACAAGAACGCTTTTCTAAAGCAGAAACAGCAAGAGAAACTGAAGAGCGCCGTTGGCTGCAGGCTTACAGAAACTACCGTGGTATTTATGGACCAGATGTTCAGTTTACTTCTACAGAAAAGTCCCGTGTTTTTGTTAAGGTAACAAAGACCAAAGTTCTTGCAGCTTATGGACAAATTGCAGAAGTTCTTCTTGGCAATAACAAATTCCCAATTACCATTAATCCTACAGTACTTCCTGACGGAGTTGTAGATTCTGTCCATGTAGAAACAAATAAACAGTTTCTTGATGCTGAAAAGCAAGTTATGGGTGGTCAAGACAATACACTTCGTCCCGGAGAAACTCTTCAAGACCTTCGTGAACGGCTTGGCCCACTTAAAAATAAACTTGAAAATGTAGAAAATATTAAAGAAGGTCCGGGTACACTTCAGACTCAAGTTACCTTTTCTCCCGCTCTTATTGCAGCTAAAAAAATGGAGAAGAAAATTCATGATCAACTAGAAGAGTCTCAAGCAAATAAACACCTTCGCTCTACTGCTTTTGAGTGTGCTTTGTTTGGTACGGGTGTAATGAAAGGCCCTTTTGCTCTTGATAAAGAGTATCCTAATTGGGATGAAGAAGGTAACTACGACCCCCTAATTAAAACTATCCCCTCTACTTCTAATGTATCTATCTGGAATTTCTATCCTGATCCTGATGCTCACAATATGAATGAAGCAGAGTACGTAGTTGAGCGTCACAAGATGTCTCGTAACCAACTTCGTAACCTGAATAACCGTCCTTATTTCCGTGAGAATGAAATTGATGTTGCCATCCAGATGGGCGAGTCCTATCTTAAAGAGTGGTGGGAACAGGAAATGGAAGACGATGCAGAAGAAGTGCGTACAGAACGTTATGAAGTTCTTGAGTTCTGGGGTAACGTAGACCGCAGTATCCTTGAAGAGCACGAGGTGACTATTCCCCGTGAACTTCGTAAGAAAGACTCTATTAGTGTCAACATCTGGGTTTGCAACGGTCGAGTGCTTCGCCTTGTCATGAATCCATTTACCCCTGCTATCATTCCTTACTACGCTGTTCCTTATGAAATGAATCCTTACAGCATGTTTGGTGTTGGTGTTGCAGAAAACATGGACGACACTCAGACGCTGATGAACGGCTTTATGCGTATGGCTGTTGATAATGCTGCACTAAGTGGTAACCTTATTTTTGAGGTTGATACAAATAATCTTGAGCCGGGACAAGACCTAGAGATTTATCCGGGTAAAGTTTTCCGTAGAGAAGCAGGTGCTCCGGGACAAGCTATCTTTGGTACTAAGTTCCCTAACGTCTCTAATGAAAATATGCAGATGTTTGATAAAGCACGGGTTCTTGCAGACGAATCTACAGGGTTCCCATCATTTGCTCATGGTCAAACTGGTGTAAGTGGTGTTGGTCGTACAGCTTCAGGTATTTCTATGTTGATGTCTGCAGCTAATGGTTCTATCCGTAACGTAGTAAAGAATGTTGACGACTATCTTCTTGCTCCCCTTGGCAAAGCTCTTTTTGCTTTCAATATGCAGTTTGATTTTGATCCAGAGATTAAAGGTGACCTAGAAGTTAAAGCTGAAGGTACTCAAAGTCTTATGGCTAATGAAGTACGTAGCCAGCGTCTTATGCAGTTCCTTGGTGTTGTACAAAACCCTGCACTGGCCCCGTTTGCACGTCTTGATTACATTGTACGGGAGATTGCTTCTTCTATGGACCTTGATCCTGATAAAGTTGCTAATAGTATGCAAGAAGCAGCTCTTCAAGCAGAAGTCCTCAAGAAGTTCCAAGAGATGAACCCTCCGGCACCTCAACCTCAAGGTGGACCGGGACAGCCCCCAGCAACCCCTCCAGCAGGCGCACAGGCGCAAGACACTCAAGGTAGTGGTTC